TTAAAATAAAAAAAGAAGATAATATTAGTAGGGTTATTCAGTAAAATTATTTATTTTTATTAAAAAATTTAAAAATGTTTGATGTTCTAAAAATAGAAAAAAAAAATAAACACTCTGATTACATTGATTTTCTATCTAAAATTGACTTGAATGGGTACAGAGAAAGATTTAAAGGGTATAAATCAGTAGAAGAAGATTTACCAAAAGACATTAGAATTTTAGATTTTATTTACAAATACTATTGGTATGATAGAGAATTTTTGTTTTTTGATGAATTTATAAATTTAGTAATTTCAAAAATTGAACCAAAACTTAAACTTTATAATTTAAAAAGGAATAATCATGACGTGGATTCAAATTTATCATACCCGCTTTTTTTGAAAGGATGGATTGCTCGGCAATATAGAACATGGGCTTCAATTGTAACACAAATACAATTTGGTTATTTGTATGAAGAAAATTTCCCGATAGATAAAGTTATTATGAATACTGAATTAGATGAAAAAGGTATCGATGTAAGAGTCCAAGGTAAAAAAGATTTTGAAATAAAAAAGGTTTCCAAAAGAACCGATATTAATATTAACTTTGATGTACAAAAAAATATAATATCAATAAGATATTGGACCCCAAAAATTGAGGATTTACAGAGTCCAAGAAAAAAAAATGGTGAATTAAAAGTTTCCGTTAAACATTTTTTTGAAAACGAACAACTTGATTTTCTACCTAATGGATTTATTATTTTTAATAAAAAAATTTTTACGAATGTTTAGTAATAAAGTTGAATTGTTAGATTGTATTCAGGGTTTAAAAAATATTAAAGATAATACTATTGATACTATAATTTGTGACCCACCATATAATATTGGTAAAGATTTTGGTAATGATTCTGATAAACAAGACATGCAAAAATACTTTGAATGGTGTAAAGAATGGATATTTGAATCCTATAGAGTCCTAAAAGAAGGGGGTTCTATTTTTATTTACGGATTCAGTGAGATTTTAGCACAAATATTTGTAGATATACCATTCAGTACTAAAAAATGGTTAGTATGGCATTACACAAATAAAACAGTTCCATCATCAAAGGATTGGCAACGAAGTCATGAATCTATAATACATCTATGGAAAGGGAAAAAAATTTTTAATTTGGATGATATCAGAGAATCATATACTGAAAATTTTATAAAAAATGCTGCTGGTAAAGTTAGAAAACCTACAAAAGGTAGATACAGTAATGGTGATAAAGAAACTATTTACTTAGCCAATGAAATGGGTGCGATGCCTAGAGACGTTATAAAAGTACCCGCACTTGCAGGAGGTTCTGGAGGAGTAGAAAGATGGTTCTATTGTGAAAATTGTGAAAAGGCTTTTGAACCAAAACAAAAAAAACAACACGAATCACACAAGACATTTACACACCCAACACAAAAACCATTTGAGTTAACCAAAAAATTATTATTATCTTCAATTCCTAAAAACTCAGTACCAAAGATTATAGTACCTTTTGCGGGTTCCGGTTCAGAATTAGTAGTATCAAAAATTTTAGGTTACGAGTTTGTTGGATATGATATCAATCCAAAATACGTTGAATTTGCCAATAGTTGGTTAGAACAAGTTGAAACAAAAAACCCCACTTATTAGGTGGGGTTATTTTTTAAAAATCCTTATCAAAAGGATTCGTTATATCTCGTCTTTTAAAACCGACACCACCAACATATTGGTTAGCATCAGTTTTCTTGGCGAAAAATTCCATAACCTTCATCGCCGATTTTCTATCAAATTCTTTGTCTTCAGTTTCAGGAACAACACCATCAATATAAATTGAACCTCTAAATTGTCTTACATCTCCTTCATAACTAAAAATATCATCAATGTCTGACTCGTCAAATTCTCCATCATTATCAACAACCTCTTTAATTTTTTCCATCACGTAATCTCGTTCTTCCTCATCATCACCATAATCCTCAAACTCATCATCCTCAACGGCTTCCATCATTGGTTCATCCATAGATGAAGAAGAACCACCTCGTTTATCTCTCGCTTTTTCCAAATATTCAAATGCTTTCTCACCATATATGTCAAAAAGTTTTTGAAAAAGGGCTGCAGGATTTTTTCTCATATTACGAATAACATCGTTTGGAATATACCTTGAATATGTCGGTCCAAAAATATCTTTTACTTGAAACTCTCTTGGTTGAGTCGACCTTTCAATATCAGTACTATAATCAGATTCATATAAATTACTAGTAATAGATTTTCTAATTTGTTCAACAAGTTCATTTCTTGTCAGTTTGATAATTTTTTTCATAAAATTCGTGTTTACCAAATAAATATCCCTATATTTGTAAAATAATCTCCTCTATGAAATATCTTTTAGTTATATTAGAAAACCTTGAAAAGAAAACAAAATTAATTAAGACAATTGCTAAATCCATTTCAATAATTGCGGATGAGGAATCGGTGAAATACAGTTATGGAGATAATGTTGCAATTATGAATTTCCATTCATCAGATGACCAAGAAGAAGTTGCTATATATGTAGATGAATTACTTAAAGGTGTTGCCACTTTGTTTTTTTTAACACCATACACCGATAATGTATACACATCGTTACCTATGGATGTCCACAAATATATTTTTGGTGAATCAGAAATAATAGATGAGGATAATTATAGTTTGGAGGATGAATTAGATATAGACCAATTATTTCCCCCACTTAATTCGAAATCTCAAACAAAAATCGCTAAACCCAAGATAAAAGAACTATCTTTGGACGAGATTCTTGATAAGATAAACACCGAAGGTATTCACTCTTTAACAGAACAAGAAAGACAAACTTTAGAAACCCATTCAAACAGAATATGAAAGAGAAAAACACATCCCAACCAATCAATCAAGATGAAATACAATCTTATCTCAAAGATTTGAGAAAGATTAAGGTTATGACCCCCGAGCGAGAAAAAGAACTTGCGAAACTTATTTCTTCAGGAAATCTGACAGAATCGCAGCGTAAAAAAATCAACAAGGAACTCGTAGAGGGTAATTTGAGATTCGTTATTACGGTTGCTAAACAATATCAAAACCAAGGACTCGATTTCCCTGACTTGATTGCTGAAGGTAATATGGGATTGATTAAGGCGATTGAGAACTTTGATTGGAGTAAAAACCTACGATTTATATCCTATGCGGTTTGGTGGGTTCGTCAGTGTATATTACAATCCCTTAATGAAAATGCCCGTACGATTCGTCTTCCGGTTAATGTGGTACAGGACCTACATCGTGCTAAAAAGGAAATTGAAAACACAGGTAATCAACTTCCCGAGAAGTTCACGTCTTTACCATCTATGGTTAACCTAAACGACGAAATTAATGAGGATGGAGATACCCTTATCGATGTGATTGTGAATGAAAATGTCACAATGCCTGACGAAGTATTCAACACCAAAGATAAGTTGAAACAAAAACTTATGGAAGTGTTAAATATTTTGGATGAAAGAGAAAGGGTAATTATTGAAGATTATTTCGGACTCGCAGGGACACCACGTACATTAGAGGACATTGGGGAGGATTTTGACCTCACAAAAGAGAGAGTTCGTCAAATCAAAGAAAAGGCATTACGTAAGTTACGTAACGAAAGTTCAGAACTCTTTGATTACATTTAACAAAAATTAAAATATTTATAGTAAAAAAGTTATGCAAAAGTATCAAAACTATTTCACGATTGCTATTATGGTTCTATGTCTTTTCACATTCTTAAGGACTTGTGGGACCGCATCAGAATTAACGAGAATTCAAAAAAACATCGAAGGTCTAAACAAAAAGATTAATCAGATGGATTCTACCTCAATCAAACAAGAACAGATGGTGAAAATAATTAAGGAGACACCAAATTGGAAAACTTTGGAGATTGAAGAGTTATCAGATAAAAACAAAGTTCCTGTTAACTATTATAAAAATATGGACAAATAATGAAAAACTGGATTAAAAGAAACCTAAAAAGTATAATTGTAACAGCGTTTGTTATTCCGATACTACTAGTAGCATTCGTATCGATATCACACGTAACATCCTTTTATGGTATATCTAACCCATTTGCTTGGGCGGTTTATCTCTCCGTTGCGGTTGAGATTGCCGCCCTTTCGGCACTTGCAGGTGTTTCAGTTAAACTTGGAAAGTTCATATATTTCCCATTCTTATTGGTTACATTCATTCAGTTTGTAGGTAATCTATTTTTCTCTTTTTCATTCATTGACGAGCAATCAGAACTATTCAAACAATGGATGGAAATGGCGGGACCACTTTTTGAACCTATGGGTATCGAAACAACTAATACTCCAACACACAAACTTATATTAGCACTTTTCAGTGGTGGATTACTTCCAATCATATCTTTAACATTCGCTCACATGTTAGTTGTATATTCAAATAGAGAAGAACAAATAACAACTCCAACACCGGTTATTGATTTAGATGAAGTTTCTCGTCAAGCGGGTTTAATTGAAAAACAAAACCAACAAGAAGAAACGATTAATATTAGTCAAGAAAAAATAGACTTACTTGAAAAACACCTTAATGAGTTACAGAGTCAGAAATTCGGAAATTCCGAACAACCACTTTCTGAACCTGAATTAATAGAAACACCACAACAGGTAGAGGAAATTATTGAAGAACCAATAGAGGAGGTTGTTGAACCTCAAGAAGAGATAATCATAGATAACCAAACTGTAGAAGAACTTAAAGATAAGTTGGCTGAAGATTCTGGCATAAAGCGTCTGACTTACACTAAAAGAAATGCCTGAGATTATTGAGTATGGAAATTTTAAAACAACAGGAAAACAAAAAAAGAAAAAACAAATAATCCTGTGTCACACCTCAAGAGAGGTCGGTGAGTACTTATCATCACTTAAACATAGATTGAACGGTAGGTTCGATAGAATACCAAATTATGTAATCACAAGAGAAGGTACAATATTAAAATTGTTACCTGATATCGGACACTCAAATTTCTTTAAAAACGATAATGTAAATAGAAATGGTATTATCGTGTCTTTAGAAAATTTGGGTTGGGTGGATAAAGAACCCCTTAAAGACCATTATCGAAATTGGATAGGTAACATATATAAAGGGGATATTGTAGATAAAAAATGGAGAGAATATTTCTTTTGGCAACCTTATACCGATGTTCAGTATGAAAGGTTGCATTTTCTATGCGATAAATTATGTGAGGAATTAAAAATTGATAAAAAAACTATAGGACATAACACCAAATTCACAGGAATTGAAAAATTCGAGGGTATTGTGACGAAAAGTAACTACGACGTGATATTTACTGATGTAAGCCCTGCTTTCGATTTTGACAAATTTAACAAACTATTTGATTATGGACAAACATGACGAAATAAAAAACTTATTGGAAGCATCAAGAAATATGCTTTCATATAATAATAAAATCTTGAGAGAGGATATCAAACACATTAAAAAAAGATATGGTATCTTCGAACAAGAAAGAATGAAAGATATTGATACTGGTTCTGAAATCACTAAAAGAGTTAATGTACCGTCATCAGTTGAAACAGATATTGAATTTGATGCCGAACCAAAAAACAAAAAAGATAAACAACAATCTTACAGAATTTCAGGTGGTGTTCTGACAATGCATGGAAAAGACCAAAAAGACTTACAAATAACTTCTCTTGAAAAACAATCCTTCCAAGAAACTATGGATGAATTTGTAGGGGAAGTATCAGATATGGTCGACTTCAACCCATTGAATGTTTATGAGGATAGTATTGAATGGTCAGGAAGATTAATTGAGTTCGATATGGACTTTATGTATAGAATCGGTGAAACAAACGGTGTTTACGTTGATAGTGAAATGGTTAAAGTTGACCAAGATTTTGATATGATGATAGATAAGTTAAGAAAATTCTACGAAAAGTTCAAATCAAAGTGGGCAAAAATCATAGCACAAAGGAAAAAAACAGATTCATCACCAAATGAGGAGGAGGGACAGTAATGGATAAGTTTTTAAAGTTAGATTTTAAAACTATTATGATAATCGGTTTAGTTATCGTGATTCTTATTTTGCAAATGTGTAAAGGAGATAAAAAAGAGATTAATAAAGGAGATACCATTAAAGTTAAGGGAAAGAAATATGAAGTGGTAGACCACCGTAGAGACACAACATATATAACGAGAGACTCAATTGTTTATAAAAAAGGTAAGGATATTAAAGTGGAAGTTAAAGTACCCGTTTATATTCCTGCAAATGTAGATACACAAAGAATACTTAAAGATTACTTTGCAAGAAGATTTTATACAGATACATTAGATTTAGGTCAAAAATCATTCGTTATCGTCAAAGATACTATTACCGAAAACAAAATTCTAGCAAGAGTTTTTGAATCTTCAATAACTGAAAGAATTATTAACGATACTCTATTTCTTGCAGAACTACCAAAACGACAGATGTTTGTTGGATTTCAAATGGGGTTAGATAGAAAAGATATATTCAATTACGGAGGTTTGAGTCTTTTATATAAAGACAAAAAAGATAAAATTTTCGGATTAGGATTAGGGATAAACACCAATAGTCAACCAACCATTATGGGAAGTATGAATTGGAAAATCAAATTAAAAAAATAAAATGGCACTTTCATCCACAGAAAAAAAAGAAATTGAAACTTTAATCAGAAAAGAAATCAAAGATTTCTTGGGTTCTCAAACCGTAAAACAATTTGAGAATAAACTAATGGACGAAATCGCTAAAGATATTAAAAGAGGAAAACTCGAAAGTGAAATAAAAGAACTAATTGTTCGAAGTATGTCTGAATTCTATGGATTTTTATGGAATCAAAAGACAACTTGGGAAGGAAGAGTAAGGAGGGCTTAATTATGTTACCAAATATTAACAAACAAATAGTTAATAAAATAACTTCAGACCCTGATTTAAATAAAAATATTTCTAATAAGTTCGTTCAAGATACTTTGAGTAATATTAAAAAATATGAAAATAAAGAGGCTACGGCATCAGGAGGTTCTGGGCAATATTCCGCACCACTTTTTGGTGATATGAAAGAAGAGGAAACTAAGAATACAGGTGACTTAGATTTTTATAAATCAAAATACAATTCTGATGACAATAGTTTTACCGCTGCTTATAAAATAATTGATGACACTCCTGAAAAATTTATTGAGGTTTTAAATATCCATGAAATTTATGTGGAAGGTAAAACTTTTTTTGACAAAAAATTTCCATACGACATTAAGATTTTTAAATTCAGATTACCTAAATCTCAAATAGAAATTTTAGACGAGGAAACAGAAAAAGAGGGTTTTAAATTTATTAGGATACCTTATTGGTTAGTTAAGAAAGAACCTGAACAATATAAAATTAAAAGAAAAGACATTAGTAAAAGATTGGATAATAAATACAACGCTCTTCAAAAAAATTTAGAGGGTAAAGTAGATGATTCAGTTGTAGAATACATATCTACCTTAGATGGTGATAAGCAAAGTTTAAGGAAAATAGGGGTTCAAAAAGATGGTGAGATAACCAAGGCGGAAACAAAAGAAGCGACAGGTTCAGGTTCTTCCGGTTCATATGAAACACCTGCGGCTTGGGCTAAGTCGTCAAGCAAAAAGAATTGGAGAGGGGCCAGAAAAACTCAAATACCTGGTGGTAAGTTTGTTGAGGTTAGGAAAAAATGTCAAAAATTTCCATATTGTAATCAAGGAGATATCAAATCATTGAAAATTTTTGAAAACGAAAGAATTGACGAAGTGATAAAAAACATTTCTAAAAAACATAATATAAGTGAAAATGTGATAAAAAACATTTTGTCATATGAACTTGATGTATTTAGAAAATACAAAAAATAAAGATATTTATTATAAAATAAAAAAATATGAAAACATTAAAAAATTATATCGATTCAGTTGTTAATAAAGTTCTTCGTGAATCATTAGAGGAAAAAGCCGATGAAATAATAAACAAATTAAAGTCAGATGTAACGGAAGAAGATGATATGGACGGTTTTGAAGAGTTAGAATTCAACGAAGAAGATATGGAGGAAGGTGAAACATGTGAACAATGTGGCGGTATGATGAGCGAAGGAGAATGTTCAGAATGTGGATACAAAATGGAAGGTTTACACGAAGAGTCAGACCCAACCAGCCAAAGATGTAAATACCACAAAGAAAATTTTGGTCCTATGGATGAACGAACTATTAGATTTTGTGGAAAAGACAAAAAAGAAATGACTGAAAGATTACACGGAAAACAAAAACAATTAGATAGAAACAAAAACAATAGAATTGATAGTGAGGACTTCAAACTCCTAAGAAAATCAAAAAAACATCAAACCGACGAAGAAATGGAAGAGGGTAATGCTTTTACAGGAGCATTGGCAAAGGCAAAACGTAAGGGTGATGATGAATTCGAAGTTGATGGTAAAGAATATCAAGTTAAAGAATCAATTAAATTAACTGAAGAAGAAATGATTGATTTAATTGAGAAAATAGTTAACGAAGAAAAAGACAATATTAAAAAAATGTCAAAACCTAAAGGATTATCAACATATGAAACCGCAATTGGTAAATCAAAAAAAGAAAATGACGATTATATCAAATCTGTAACTAAAAAAATGAAGGATTATCTGAAGGACGCATCTAAAGGAGATTTTAGTTTTGAACCTAAAATATTTCCTAAAGGAAATGGTGAACTTGGTGAAATGAAAAAGAAAACTTATAAAGCAACTCCTGAAGTTGAAGAATATATCGAAAACTTTTCAGCGGCAGGGCAGGAAAATCTCGTTTTTGATGAAATACATCCAAACGAAGAAAAGATGAATGAATACATGGAAGGTTCCTCAATGGCAGGAAATAATCCAGAATGGGCAAATGCGGTTGAAACAGATGTTAACAAAAAAAGAAACAAAGTCAGAAAAAGAAATTTACTTGGTATTTTGAAGAAAAAAGAAGGTTACAATAGACAACCACAACCTGTTTATGATTCTAAAAAAGATAACGAAGATGAAAAAGATGTGGCAAGAATTTTTCAAGCGTTAGAATCAAAAGAAGAAAAAAAAGAAAAACTTATTAATGAGGATATTCAAAAAATGAATAGAATATTAGGTTATAACAAAAAAACCCAATAATCTTCACATATTAATAACTAATATTATATTCTCCATAGGACAAAAACCTATGGAGAATTTTTTTAACTATATATCAAAACCGGTTCACCCCGATGATGTTCAAGTTTGGTTAGATATGAATAATATCATACCTGAAAAAGTTGAATTATATGCAGATTTTGCTAACGGTCTTCACCAACTAATTTTAGATACATATTTGGGTTTGGAAAATGAGAACCACGAAAATGATATTGATATGAGTGATGAGGATAATGCCAAACACTTTGAGTGGTGTTGGAAAAAAACAATCGATAACTTCAATAAAGAAAACCTTAAGTTTTTCTATAAAGGAGAACATTTCGAACACTTCAAATCTTTTTTTGATGAAGTGTTCTATAAACAAAAGGATGAAAAAATTAGAAAACAGATAAAAAGTTTTTTTGAAGACCTTTTTGACTTAAAAAAACCATTCACTAAATCTGATTTGGATATGTTAACCGACCTTTATAAATCACTAGATAAAAATTTAAAGAAGTAAAAACCTTTACTAAACAATCTGAAACACTATTTTTGTGATATAAATAAACAAATTGAATTTAATTTTTAAAAATGGAAACAATCGAAAAAATTAAAGAATTGACAGAATCTCTATCAATTGACGCAGGAAAATTCTATAAAGGAAATAAAAGCGCTGGTACTCGTGCTCGCGGAACTGCACAAGAATTGAAGGAAGTTCTTCAAAACTTTAGAAAAGAAATTTTAGAAGAAAGAAAAAAAGAAAATGCTTAATATTGAAACATTATTTTTATTTATTTTCATATTTTCGACTTTGACTTTATCAAAAACTATTGTTAAAGTTATAAGTGCGGTGTCACAGAAGAACCCCCAACCGGTGTTTAAAAGTGACACCTCACTTTTATTTAATGGATTAGCCCTAACCTATATCATAACTTATTTAATACAAACCTTATAATGACCTTTTATCAAGAACTAGCAGTAATACATCCATATCTACAAAGCGTAAGAAAGTTGAAAAACTATTTGTCGATTGATGTTAACTTCCCAACAACTTGGAAACTACCAAAAAAATATGTCCCTGAAAACTCAGTAGTTGAAAACGAAGCAACAGTTAAAGACCACAGATGTTTCTCTTTCGTATCAGAATTTGAAGAAAAACTTGTTGATGATATGTTAATTAATCTAAATGGAGTAATTAAATACAACAAAGAGAGAGAAGAGAAAGAGAGATTGTTCGAATCTAAAGTCACTGAATTAAAACAAATTTTCGATAAACAAAATTTAGAAAATCTAAAGGGTTTAAGTTTTGAATTAACAGAAAAAAAATTAAGTTTGGATGATGAGCTCACAGAATCAAAATAATACCAAAATATTAGATTGGTTAGAAAAAGAAAAACTAAAAGACAATACTGAATTACTTGCAGATAAGAGAAAGTTTATCGAAGAGATTAGAAAGTTCAGAAAATCAGACTTAACGAATTCAGACGAAATTAAATTAACATTATGGCAGAAAATCAAGAAGACGTTGGGTTTTTAGAAAAATTGGCTCTTATTGCCGACGCTTCACAAAACTTATTCACAGGTAGAGCAACAGTAATATTTGAACTACCAAATATGGAGTTCAGAAAAATACAGAATGAACTAAAAAAAGACTTGTCAGGTGAAAAATTTAAAATAGATATCTCAGGTACCGAGTTTATTTTTCTGATGAATGGTGTTTTACAGGAAATGTCGTCGAGTGACGATAAAGAACCTTTTTAGGGATACCATTTTCCTCCAAAAAATCGTATAAATATTTTCTTTGTTCAAATGTCCAATCTTGAATGAAGATGCAATCCATTTTACCTTTTGATATAAAATCGTTACCAAGGTTATCAACAAATCTTTGGGCGTCCTTATCTGTCTTAAGTGAGAACAGTTTGAATTTTTCCTCGTATTGGACTATTATTTTATTGTTGATTTTGGAAATCATCTTCAAACCAGGTTTAGTAAGGTATTTCCCTATAAACTCATTCACAGAAACCCTTACTTTATTTTGAATATCATAGATTAGTTCCTCTACTTTATATTCAATCATCTTTATAAGTTCAAACTCAGGGTCCTCGAAATCAACTTTAACGTTCCTCCCAAGGTAGTCTTGCATATAAATAGAACTTTTACCACCTTTTCCATACTTAAGTAATCCCAACTGATAATCACACACATAACCATTTTCATATTGTTTTTCAAAAACAACTTCATTTGATTTTTTTTCTAATTTCTTAAAGTATTGATTAACTCTGTCTAAAGTTTTAAATTTCTTTAATATTTTTTGTTTGGTTCTATTCTTGAAAAGAACTACAACATAATTAAATTCCATAGAAATAAAATATTAGTTAAACACTTTAAGTAAACTATATGTCAAATCCTAATTATTACGATGTACTTGGAATCCAAGAACAAGCAACACAAGAAGAAATAAAAAAAGCATATCGTAAATTAGCGATAGAACACCACCCCGACAAAGGTGGGGATGAAAACAGGTTTAAAGAGATTGCTAACGCTTACGGGGTATTGGGTGATGAAGGAAAGAGAAAACAATACGACCAACAGAAAAACAACCCATTTGCAGGATTTAATAATGGAGGAGGTGGACAATCAATGGAAGATTTATTTGCTCAGATGTTCGGTGGAGGAATGGGAGGTCAAAGAAGACAAAGACAAAAACCTGAAAAACTTGTTGATGTAAGTATTACTGTTGTTGATTCGTTTAAGTCAAATCCAAAGAACATAGTTTATAACAGAAAACACCAGTGTGGTGATTGTTCAGGTCAAGGTGGGGAAAGACAACCTTGCACTCAATGTGGAGGTCAGGGAGTTATTAACCAAAGAGTCGGTAATTCAATGTTTATGCAAATGATGACAGTAGAATGTCCTTCTTGTAGGGGTAAAGGACATACGTTTAAAACAACTTGTCATTCTTGTTCAGGTGAAGGTACTAAACCCTCTATGGAACAAATAAATATAAAAATACCACACGGAATAGATAATGGTCAGATAATTAAGATACAAGGTAAGGGAGATTTCCACGAAAATATGTACGGTGATTTAGTTATCCGATTTAATTTACAATCTACAGACAACTTTGAAAAACACGGACTTGATTTAATTTACAATAAGTTCTTCAACTTAGAAGAATTACAAAGTGATAGTTTTGAAATACCCCATCCCGATGGTACGATATCTATAAAGGCACCTCAGGAGTTTGATACAACAAAACCCCTTCGAGTTAAGTCAAAGGGGTTTAAAAATGGTGGTTTGGGGGATATGTACGTAAAACTAAACGTAAAGTTTATCCGAAAACAAAATTAATAATTTGTTTGAAGAAAGCAAAATTTCCGTATATTGACATAATAAACATCCAAACACCAAACCAAGTGGCCCAACTTGTTAAAAGTTTAGGTTTGTTTTTACAAGTTTTACAACCAACCTCATTGGCCTCTTGAGCATAAATCGTTTCCATAAAGTCTTCCATAATGTTTTTTCTCAAAAAATAACCTCAAATTTTTTTTGGTAAAGATTTGGATGGAATGATATTTTTAGTATCTTTGTAAAACAATCAACCACTAAAAACTAAACGACATGAAAAATTTTGAAGGTTTATCTGAACGTCACGTAGCACAAATCATCCGTCGTAAGATGATTCAGAAGGTAAAACCTTCGAGCAAAGTTTATGACCGTAACAAGAACAAGAAGTTAGTGTTTTAATTAGGTTGGGGTTGATATATACCCCACAAAATGCTATACTTCTATAAAAAATATTATGCCAGTAAGTTATATCGGGGGTAAATCCAAAATAGGTAAGTGGATTACCCCCCACTATTCAAAAGACATCAAAACCTATTCAGAGTGTTTCGGTGGCATGTTTTGGTGTTTCTTTAATATGAATATCAATGAGTTCACTAAACTCTCTACAGTAATTTATAACGACTTCAATCCACTTAATGCAAACTTCTTCAGGTGTTTAAGAAATCCCGAACTATTATTGATTGAGATTGAGAAAATACCCTGTCAGGAAAAAGACGTGGCATCAACACCACCTGAATATAAAGAACTATTTGGTACATTCCAAAAGAAACTATTTGATGCTGAATTTAAAGTAGGTATTGAACCTGATTATGAGGTGGCGGCTCAGTATGCTTATATCCTAACACAAGTATTTTCGGGGAGTAAACCTGAAAAGAGTTCATACATTGACCTTAAAGGGAAGTATAAGTCAAAATACCTAACATTCAGAGATAAGTTAAAAAATCCTAATTGGGTTGAGAAGTTTAAGAAAATCCAAGTTGTTGAAAATATGGATTTTGAAGAGTTCATCAAGAAATACGACAACGAAGATTATTACGTCTATGTAGACGCACCTTACTATAAAACAGAGGATTATTACTCCAACCACGATTTTGGTTTGAAGGACCACGAAAGACTAGCAAATACCTTGAAAAATATGAAAGGTAAGTTCTCTATGTCATATTATTATTTTCCACAATTGGAAGAGTGGTTCCCGAAAGACCAATATAGGTGGGAGTCAAAATCATTCGCTAAAGCAGCGGGGGCCAAAAAAGGTGAAAAACAATCTATGGGTGAGGAACTTTTGATAATGAATTATTAATTTTTTTCCGTTTCATAGGTATTTATTTAAGAATAAAACAAAATACAAATGAGATTAGTAAAACTATTGTCTTCAGTCGTAACTGAAAGGTCAACACCTAAGTCCGTGTTGTTAGAAATTTCGGCAAAATTAAAAGCCTCATTGGTTGCAAAATTTAAAGAGCAAACCACAGATTCGTTAGATATTATCGGAGATTATATTGAGGAATTTGAAAAGTATAAAAATGGTCTTCCCGCAGATAAAAGAGATTTGAGTAAGTTTAATTATGGCGAACTCAAAAAAATTATCGACACCAAAAAATTCCAAAAAAAGGAAAAGGATTTATTTAATTCTTTCAAGAAAAAAGAAGAAAAACTTGAGAGAGTTGAGTTAGCAAGAACTGTAAGAAAATTCTTGGAAATCCAATCTAAATTTGGTAAGGTTAAAGACCCTTCCAACTACAAGTTCTTGGATTTTTCTAAATTGGTGAACCAAGTCTACCCAAAATATATCAAAGAAATTTTGATGGATAAGTTTAAAAAGGAAAATACTGCGATTACTGATGACATTTTGGATTATTATATATCAGCATACTTGGAAAACTTTGATGAATTATATTCTCAAATGCCTCCTCCAACACAGTTAACATTCTCAGATTTTGAACACTATATTGATGGAATGAATAAAGGTTTGGCAAATGCAGGAAAATCCTCAACCGAGGACATTGAATTAGTTTATGACGACAATAACTTGACAATTTTCCAACCAAAGACAAGAGACCAGTGTATCAGATTGAAAAATGGTCGTAGTTGGTGTACATCCCGTGAAGGAGGTTCAAACCTATTTTACAATTATAGATTAGATAATAGAAGAACACTTTATTATGTAATTGACCAAGATAAAGAATATTCTGACGTAAACTTTGCGGTGGTTATATTAGTTGACCCAGATGGTGATATGTCATTGGCTGATGGTACAAACTCAGGTAGATATTCAGGACATAATAATATTCCTTGGAGTGAAATTACTCAAAAAATACCTAAGTTAAAAAATTTAAAAGATGTCTTCAAGGCAAAACCTCTAACTGAGGAAGAGTTAGAATTAATTAGTCAAATTCGTAACACAAGAGTAGGTGATAATCCAATTCAAGATTTAGGTTCAGAAGATAGAGCAGAGATGTGGTTGGAAATCAAGTCACCAAGATTAAGTGATGCTCAATTCGGAAACTTAACACCTGTATTAAGAAAAAAATATATTGCATTAGGGCACGATTTGACGGCCGGTATGATTAATGTTTCTGACCCAGAAACTAAAAAATATTATGTTAGTAAACAAATTGACTCAATTAAAACAAAGAGTTTAAGTCAACTTTCAGATTCCGATATTGCAATTCTTAATCTACCGGGTATGACTAAATTAAAAGAAGAAATGAAGTCAAAGTTCGCAACCGATTTCCAATCAGGAGATAATATTACAATTAAGATTCCTGCACAAAAAGAAGGTAAATATATTGCACTTTACGGTTTTGACGCATTAATTAAGAACTTGTCAAGTAATGTCAAATTCTTTGAAATAATTTGTACTGAAAAGAATTATGTTCAATATGACCTACCTTCAGAATTCTGTGATAGATTTACACAATTAGAAACTTTGGTGATGGAGAACATCGTGGCAAGTATTCCTGAAAACATCAGTAATCTAAGAAACCTAACTGTATTAAACCTTAAAGGTAATAAGGAATTAAAAACTTTACCAAGTTCTATATTGAAGATGGGTAACTTAGATATGGTTATTTTAAGAAACGCTCCTGATGACTTTACACCTCCACAAGGGTTTGAAGAATATTTCGAGGATATGGGAGATAATTTCTTTTATAGAACCAAGTTCGATTAATTTTTTTTAATTTTGTGAAATGAAAAATATAAAACTAAATAGTATACTTAGTAGAATATTAAGAGAAGATTCTCGTTTAGATGTTCTAATTGACAAATACACCAAACCAAAAAAAGACGCAGAAAAAGGAAATCCAAAAGCCCTAATGGGGATGGATATATTAGGTCAGATTATTTTCGCTGACCCAACCACAAAAAAACCCGAGGGGACCGACACCTCTGACCTTAGTTTGGAAAACTTGAAAGCGGTTCAACCCGGTCAATATGTGAATTGGATGTTAAAAAACTTTGAAAAACCCGAAGTTGATGAGTCCGGTAACATAGGTAGAGCAAGAGAATTATTCATGGAGGATTTATTCAAAGTAACAGATGATTTAGTTAAATTCACAAAATACAAACAATATTTTCCAGTTGATAAACGAGATATAAATAAGTTCACACCTTCATCTTTATTTACTTTTTTAAATAATTTTGAGTTACCTGAAAGAATTAAGGACAAACTTAAAAAGTCAGAAGTTAAAAAAGAAATTAGAAAAGAGCGAGAAGGGTTTAGACATCCCGGAGCAACAGTTGAATTTGTTGGCGACAACTATACTGTAGTTAAAATAGAAGGTGATAGTGAGAAATCTAGAGAGGCTGCCTCTTGGTATGGTGGATATTATGATTATGGTCAAGGTGAATCAAGATGGTGTACATCACCACCAAATTCATCCCATTTCCAAGGATATATCAAAAAAGGACCACTTTATGTTTTATTAGCAAATAACGATAATGGTAGTGTAGGAGGAAGAACAGGTTTACCTCAAGAGAGATACCAATTCCATTTTCCATCAGACCAGTTTATGGACAGATTAGACCATTCAATCAACTTGGTAGATTTTTTGAACGATAAAGCACCTGACCTTAAAGAATATTTCAAACCTGAATTTGCAAAAGGTTTAGTGTCATCAGGTAATAAGATAGACATTTCTTATCCTAATAGTTCTTCGGGAAAATATATCGCACTTTACGGGTTTGAAGAACTTATTGAAAATTTACCTGAAACAATAACAGAATTTGGGTTTGTTAATAAGTCAAGTCAAAAATTGGCTTGGGAAATTCCGGCAAGTATCGGTAGATTTAAACAACTTACTATGTTACAATTAGATGGAGTTGTTAAAACTTTGCCTGATGAGATTGGTGGATTAACTAACTTATTTATGTTAGTTTTGTCAAACAATCCACAACTTAAATCTTTACCCGCATCAATAGGTAAATTAAATAATATCGTTGTAATGAACCTTATGGGATGTGATAGCAATTTGTTTAAAACATTACCTGAAGAAGTTCAAAAACAATTTGGCACAGAATCACACGCAGAGCAGTTTTACGTTCATAATACAAACTAAAATGAATAACTTAGATGTAGAAATCTATATGAGTCAATTTGTGACTTTCTTTGAGAATAACCCAAACGATTTGTTAGATTTGATTGGGGACTCAGATAAAGAATCATTTTATGATTTAGTTAAAGCACAATGCGAGAAAAATTTTGATTCAGGAGACGAAATTTCTTTAACACAACATCAGATTATAGAAATCGTTGTCAAACTCAAAAAAGTGAATTTGGAAACTCACAAAATGGTAGTCATTGTAGACAAAGTTTTTCAATCAACATCATTTGGAATAATTGGGTTAAATTAATTTGGTTTTCTAAGAAAAAATAGATATTTTTGTAAAATCAATATTCTGTTTTTTATGAAAGAAGGTTCTATTGAATTATATAAGTTCGAGAAAAAAATTTATCAAGTTAGTACATTCAAGAATTACTGTGAAGTAAGGGATAAAGACCAACCATACTCTTTAGAACTCGCCCATTCAAGAAACGGAACATTTCATACTGATAAATTTTATGAAACAGAAGAGGCATTTGTTGAAAACTTCGCGAATCCTTTCGCTTATGTATTAAGACAAAATAAAACAATTGTTGTTGAAAAGATTGGGGATAAAATATCAATCAAAGTATTTCTAACCCAAAAAGCAAGAGAATTAAGTAAAGTATATTTCAGGGAAAGTAGGCGTTGTCATTTCGTTACATATAATGTAAAAACAAACGATTTATATGATGGTTTTATTCATAATTACCACCTGAAAAGAAACAAAAAAAAGTCGCTAAGAAGAAACCAATTTTGGACGCAACCCCTTCAAAATATATCGGACATAATTAGAGGTATAATAAACGAACCGACAAAAAAATCATTAGATGTTATTAAAGAAGTAGAAGATATTTTTAATATATTCATTAATAATATACCAAACGCAGAGAAAAGTTTTCTATATACACCCGATGATGTGTTATTCAAAACAAGAGCCAATATTATGGGAGTAAAACTTCCTGATAACTGGCAAGTGTTTTCAAAAATGTATCCAACACCGACCAAGAAGTTATTAAAAAAACATAACTTTAAGTTCATAGATGCCTTACAAAGTTATTATGAATTGTCAGGTGGTAAGTTTAAAAAAATATTCCATCAGTTGGACCACATCAACACTCAAACTTTAGTGTTTATTGTTGCTTATTTTGGTCCGGATTTTATTAGAACTCAAAGTGCTGAAAATTTAAAAGAAGTAATTAGTTTTTCTGAAAAATGGAATTATGTATATCTTTTAGAAAAACTTAACGAGGTGAAACTATCCGAGTTAGAAAAAAATAACTTTTGGAAAATGTTTGTTCTTTCTTGTGGGGATAATATTAACCTATCTACCATAATTGACCACATAGAGTTAATAATCAAATTAAGAAGACACGGTGAGGACACTAAGTTTAAAGCCAAAACTTTAACAGAGTTCAGAGTAGAACATGCCGATTTCTCTGTACTACTTGAATCTTACAGAAAAGGGATTTGTTATAGATTTTATAATGATAAATTCACCGAAAGGGTACAACAACCAATTTTTGTTAAAGAGTATTACTATCCTGTGTTGTTAACATCAACTGTAGAATACAATGAGGAGTCCTCACATCAATCAAATTGTGTTCGGGGATATGTTGATAAGGTGGCGTCTATTATCATTTCTTTAAGAAAGGGAGATGAGTTTTCTAAAGAAAGAGCAACCATTGAATATAGTATAAACGCAAGAACTGGTAAGTTGTCTTTGACAAATGTTCAGTGTTTGGGTAGGTTTAATAATAAACTATCAAGTGAGTGGGATAAAGTAGTAAGACATTTGGATGAAAGAATGGCAATCTTGGGTAGTTCAAACGTATTTACCTTACCTGAAATGGTTACTAAATTTAAAAACAAAGAACTTTATCAAAAAGCGGTTATCGAACCAAAAGGTAATGTGATTTGGGACAATGAGACTGAAAACACTTTAAATGATAATTTATTTGAAATGCCAATATGAAAGAAGTAGAGTTATTCAAAATAGAACAGGAGTTCCTAAAAAGACAAGATAGATTGTTAAGTGTAATAACTTTAAACGACCTTGAGTTAAGTCCGCTTTTTTTTGAGGAAAACGAAAAATTAGTGGATGAATATGTATATATAGATATCAGTAACTACAGTAAAATCTCTGGTGGTGATATCAGAGAATACATTGTAAAGTTAAAAGAGGGATACTTCCTATACTTCTCAAGAAGACCAAATGATAGTAGATATTGTCTAAAGGTTTTCTTTAGTAGTGATAAGAAATATTCTGATATAATTTATCAAATAAACAGATTAAACAATATAAAAAAATGATTGAATTAACAGCACAACAAGTACAAGAAAAAATTTCAGCAAATGAAGATTTCATTTTAGATTGCTTCACGTTATGGTGTGGCCCCTGTAAGGTAATGATGCCGATGTTAGAAAGTGCGTCTTCACAAATTTCAGGTTTGAACATTTATAAATACAACGCAGATTCTGATAGAGACTTCACATCTAAATTAGGTATAAGAGGTGTTCCAACTATCAAAGGATTTAAAGATGGTAAAGAGGTTTTTAATAAAGTGGGTATTATGCAAACAAACGAAATCATAAATTTATCTAATCAACTTATTAATGGATAAGTTATTAATTGTTTTCACAATGGAGGGATGTCCATTTTGTCAAATAATGAAAGATAGATTGACCGAGGAAGAAATCGATTTTTACGAAAGAGATATTAACGTGTATGAGGAAGAGTACGACATGTTCAAGGAAATAACCGAGAATGATTTCGTACCGGCATTTATGATTGTTGAAAATCCTGACGACGAACCATTCAGTCATTTATTTGCCCCTGAAAGGGACTACAATGAAATTGAAGAAGGCATTGGTATCATCAAGGAACATTTCAACCGTTAAGGTATTTATGTCATATGGACATAATAGTAGATAGACCACAGTTAGTTAGAACGGCATTATTATACCTGAATATGAATTTCGGAGATTTAACTCGAAAAACCAATTCAGAATACCCTAACTCAGTATTTTACGTAAATTCAAATAATGAGGTTATGATGGAAGACGATAAGAACACTGAGCGTGTTTATATTGACAATGACCATATTTGGTCAAAAATTGAATCGTTATTTCACCTTGACTATGATGATACTCAATCAATTATTAAGGTATGGTTGGAGGAGACTTACAAATTGGGGGGAGTAATACCAAAACAAGTCAGAATCGTCTCACGTGTTCGTTGGAGGAGACTTACAAATTGGAATGATTAAGATATTTATGTCATATGGACATAATAGTAGATAGACCACAATTAGTTAGAACGGCATTATTATACCTGAATATGAATTTCGGAGATTTAACACCAGAGAAGTATGAGGATATTAACTCAGTATTTTACGTTAATCCAAGTGATGAACTTATGATGGAATACGATAAGGAAAATGAGCGTGTCTATATTCAAAATGACCATATTTGGTCAAAAATTCAATCGTTATTTCACCTTGACTATGATGATACTCAATCAATTATTAAGGTATGGTTGGAGGAGACTTATAAAATGGGGGGATTAACACCATTGCCATCCTTCATGGATACATAAATGTGTTGGAGAAAACTTATAAATTAGGATGATTAATATATTTATGTCATATGGACATAATAGTAGATAAACCACAGTTAGTAAGAGTAATGTTATTATACCTGAATATGAATTTCGGGGATTTAACACCAAAATCTTATTTGAATATTCCTGATAAAGTATTTTACGTAGATAAACAAGGTGGGACAGTATTAGAATATGAAGAGGATAATGGATTTGAACCAACTGTTTGGGTTGATACAAAACTTCTTTGGTCAAGAATAGAAAACGCTTTCCATCTTAATTATAATGATATACAATCAATATTAAAGGTATGGTTGAAAGAAACATATAATTTCGAGGAAATATCGGTAAGCCAGGCTAGTCTAGGTTTAGATTTTGATTTTGATTTTGATTAAATCAAAGTAAGATTTTTATAAGATTAGTATATTATAAACCCACCTAAAAAAGGTGGGTTTTGTGTTTTTCAGATATTTATAGGTAAATCCTTAAAATGAATACTAAACCTAAAAATATACTAACAGATGAAAACTTTTGTCTTATTTTTGTTATTTTTAATGCCTTCATTGCTTACAGGTCAAAACTACACCATAAGTGGAAATTACACTTACGGACTATCAATCTTTGATTTAGATAACACCTCATTTACTGATTTAAGAAACGAAAGAAGGTTCACATCGGGATATTCTTATGGAGTTTCTATTGGTAAATTTTTTGAAAAAGGGTATTATCAAAAAAAATTTTGGGGTGTTAAATTAGAATTAAATAAATTCCAAAACGCTCAAAATTTTAGAATTGTTCCTGAATCAATAAGTTTAACATCACTTAAATATATTGAAAAAAGAATACAAGTTTATGGCTATTCAGTAACCCCAATTGTAGGATATTATCCCTCCGTTGGTCAGAGTTTATTTATAGAAGCGGGACCTTCATTTAATCAAATAACTAATGATATCCAATCCACAGTTTCAAATTCTTTAGGGTTTGACACCCAATTAACATCTTATGAGTTTAAAAAAATTTACCTTGGATTATATTTAAGGTCTGGGGTTTATTTTAACTTAACTGATTGGTTAGGTATTAATATTGCCTTATTTTCTAAAACAAACATAACACCGATTGTTAACAATAATACTTTTAATAGTTATTTTTTTGGTGGAGATGTTGGTTTGACAATAAGATTTAAAAAATGAGAAAACACATAATAAGTTTATTTTTTTTATTTATAACAAATATTGTTTTAGGTCAGATACCAGGACCTACCACTAATTGGTATTTTGGAACAAATGCGGGAGTAACCTTTAACTCAGGTTCTCCCGTTGCATTAACAAATGGGGTTTTAACAACGACAGAAGGAGTTGCTACTGTATCAGATAACTCAGGTAACTTATTATTTTATACCAATGGAGTATCCATTTGGAATAGAAATCATTTGGTTATGACAAACGGTACAGGTTTATTAGGTGATATATCATCAACGCAATCTGCGATTATCGTACAAAAACCAAATCAATCTAACATATATTATGTTTTTACTTCAGATAACGACGCAGGACCTGATGGTGTACGTTACTCCATTGTTGACATGACTTTAAGTGCAGGATTAGGTGCAGTAACTTCAAAAAACATTTTACTTAAAACACCTTCCTGTGAAAAGTTATGTGCGGTTAGACACTGTAATAATCAAGATGTTTGGGTTTTGTCTCACGATTGGAACACAAATGTATTTACATCTTGGTTGGTGGATAATATTGGTGTTGCTAGTATCACATCTTGGTCAATATCCGGGTCTGTTGTGTCAGGAGTTACCCAATCAGCATACGGACAATTAAAGGCATCACCAAACGGAAGGAAGTTGGCGGCATGTCATTATGGATTAAACAGAATTGAATTACATGATTTTGACCCATCCACAGGTTATGTGTCAGGAGGATTTACCATATCAAACGATGTGGGTATTTATGGATGTGAATTTTCACCCGATGGTAGAATATTATATGGTGGGACAAACCAAGGTATGTTATTACAATGGGATTTATGTGCAGGAACTCAAGCGCAGATACAGGCTAGCCGTAGGGTCATATCAAACGCCGGTGCTTTCATAGGTTCAATACAAAGAGGTCCCGATGGTAAAGTATATGTTGCAAGAAATAATACATCATTGGCGGTTATAAATAACCCCAATGTTTATGGTGTAGGATGTAACTATTTGGACTTATCTATACCACTTGCAGGTAGAGCAGGTAGATTCGGACTACCAAACTTTGCATCATTTTATACTCAAGAACAATTTGTGATTCCGAATCCCGTGATTAATTGCACAACCGCAAGTTTCACAAATCCAATCCCTAATTATACAAATTGTATAACACAAAATGTTCAATATACATACTCTTGGAATTTCGGAGATGGTACAACATCTACTCAACAAAATCCAACTCACGTATATTTATTATCAGGGGTGTATAATGTTTCAGTTACCATAACAGGACCTTGTACATCCACCACAATAAACAAAGTTGTTAACATACCACCTGGTGGTATAACAGTGTCAGTATATACAAATTAACTATGAAAAAAATAATTATTACACTTATTCTTACAGTTCTATCGATTGTAGGATATTCGCAAGTTCCCACCCCCAATCCTGCAAATGGTACTTTTTATTGCCCTAACGAAGTTCAAGTATATGGTGACCAAGTTATTGACCCTTTGGCAACATACTCATTCACAATCTTACCGGCATTTCCTTTTAACGTAATTTCAAATGGAGACCAAATTCAGGTAACTTGGACAACACCCGGGGTTTATACAGTGTCAATTACAAAAACAATAGGTCAGTGTTCTTCAACTGCACAAGCAACAATCACTATTTATCAACCCACTATTCCTGTTGTAATTAACGATGTTTTATGTCAAGGAAATGGAACAATAAACTTGACTGCGAATCCACTTGGGACTAATCCAGTGTATAACGGAGTTGGTGTTACAGGAAACGTATTTGACGCATCAGGACTAGCACCTGGTAATTATCCTATCGCTTTTACTTCTACAGATGCTAATGGTTGTCCGATGTCAGGTAATGGTTTAATTGTAATCACTCCTCCTCCCGCAGTACCGACAATATATACTGACTGATGAAAAACTTGGGGGTTATAAATTCATTCACTTCAAAAGTATTACTCATTTTTGCGGTAATATTTATTTTGTCCTCAGCAGTTCCTGTAGGTGAGGACCCACAGATTATTAGTTTATGTGACACAACATTTGTATTAAAGAAATACACCGTAAATCCACCACCAGGATATCTTAGTAGTTGGTTTGTTGACCCCGAAGAATTAATTATGGGAAGTTCAAATGAAAATACTATAAGTATCAAATGGACTGAACCGGGAAACTATACAATAATTGCTCAGTTCTCTAATGGTAGATGTGTTAGTAGTAGTCAATTAAATGTAATTGTTGAGGGATGTCCTGATTTCACAATATACATTCCAAATACATTTACCCCTGATGGTGATAATACAAACGATGTGTTTGGTGCTTATGGAACCAACCTTGAAGAGTTCAGTATGGAAATATATGATAGGTGGGGAGAACTGTTATTTGTTTCAGACGCTCTTGAATATAGGTGGGATGGATACTATAAAGGTAATCTATGCCAACAAGATATATATGTATTTAAAATAACATACAAAGCGAAAAATTTAATATCCAAAGCAGTTTACGGAAGAGTTCTCCTACTTAATTAAACTACAACAACATCCTCTATTTTGTTTTTAATTAACCAAGGTTTTGTATCCAAAGGATTCTTTAAATCCTCCAATAGGTCATAACTCTCAACAAGTTTTCTTAGTTCACTTATATTTTCTTTAGTATAAAAAGTATCTAATAGTAAACTTAATACATGTTTTTTACCTAATAGTGAGTTCTCCAAATTTAATTTTAAAACTAAATCCTCAATACCTAAACTTGGAAGATATTTGATTTCTATTGAATCAGCGTTTGTTATATTTAAAATGTGATTTGTTACGTATTCACCGAAATAATAATCAAACCTTCCTTTATCTAACCCATAACCGTGGGGGAATTGCGAAGTGATTGTTATAGAAGGATATTCAAACTTAATTTTATCTTTATTGTTTTCAATTTTTCTAATTTCAGAATCCGAATAAATAGGTCTTTCATTATTATAATATTTAAACCACTGACCTTTATATTCGTTCTTAACATTATATGAGATAATATCGATGATGTTTAAATTCTTTATATTATAATTTTGATATTTTTCTAAGAAATTTTTTTTAATTGGTATTAAATCAACTACGTTTGTAAGTTCAGTTTCACCTCTAACAACCAAAAATGGACCGCAATCCAAAACTTCAATCACAGTTGTATGGTCAAAATAACCTAATATGTAATCTGCGAACAAATTAACAAAACCCTTTTTTGAATTTAAATCTATGTATTTCATAATCATTTTTAATAATTAATACGGAAATAAAATAATACTCTAAATACTATTTGACATTTAATGTCTGATATTTTATAATTCTCTAAAACTTAATTATATGACAATAGCGGTTGAAGTAGAAGATATTCTTTGGGGTATGACATCTCGAGAAAAAAAAGAAATGTTTGAAGAACTATTATCAGAACTTGATATCAATTGGGTTATAGAATGTTTGAATGATGCTAGTATAAATACAAAATTTTCAAAATCAGTTGACAAGAACTGTGAAGATGAGTTCAATAAAAAAGTTCTTTCTTTACTAAATAACAGTTTTAAATTAACTCAAGAGGAAGAAGATTTGATATCTAAAATATCTGACAGGATTAATCCTTAAAAATCTAAATATTCGAAAATAGATTCATTGATTAATTTATTCACATTTTTTTGATTAGGATAATCATCAATTCTTAATTCCAAACATTTAACATCATCTGTATAATTTTCAGTATCCTCAACTAAACTAAAGTAATTATTAAAATCATATATCGTTGAATTGAAACCAACATGCGATTCTAAAAAATGTGATAAAATTCTAATAAAATTATCTGTAATATCTACTTTGTATGTAGTATTACGATTGCTCCATACTCCTTTACCGATTCCAAAAGATTCTAATTCTTTGTTAACCTCTTCTGCCCACTCGGCAGTTAATGCTTGATTAAATGCTGTTAAATGACAATTAATTAAAGAATTATAAAATGCCTCAGTCAAAACCTCTTCGGTTATAAAATTGAATGTAGTTTCATCTTTAAACATACTAACAACAATTTCCTTATCAACCCTCAATACTTTATCGTTTCCTAAGGCTTCCGCTAATTCAGGAATTATAGTTTCGTAGATATCGTCAGAATAATTACTTAAAACTATTTCTTTTAAATTTTCCGCAACATATATACAAAATAATCTGAAATTTTCATTAGTTAAAACCCCAACGACATCATTATAAACATCACCGGTAGCATCACTGTAAGGTTCGTAAGTACCATCACTTAATATTCCGTATGCCAAATCATAAGACGAAATCCTTCTAGAATATTCGTGACTACAGAATAATCTACTTAATTGACTATAATCGTCTAAAACTAAAAAAACTCTACCGTTATCGTATACTATATCTCTATAAAGTTGTCTACATACCTGCTCAATAAACTTCTCTTTTAATTCTGGTTTTCTAAAACAATACCAATCAAAAGAATTTTGAGTGTAACTATCATCAAAATCAAAACCTGCTGAAGGGTCAATCAATTCTAACAAACCCCTACTCTCAACTATTTTTAAAAATCTTCGGACACGTTCCCATTCTTCATCATCACCTGTACCAAATGCTGACAGGAATTCTAAATCATTACCTGTATTAAATCTATCAATTAAATTTCTTAATGCCATAAATTTATTTTAATTAAATTCACAAATACCAAAATACTCAATATTAATCTTTCCTAGTATACCTGACAACACACTACTAAATAAAGAACCCTCCTCACCATATTTACCTCTTAGATGATTTTGTACTTCTAATACAATTTCAGTCGCCAATGGGGTTTCGTCGGGTACTAAAGCACCGATTAATTTTATTATCCCTTGGAACAATGGTGCGTTAAATGAGTTATAAAGGATTTTTATCGCCTCATTGACCGTACCAACTTTTAAATCTGTTTTCAGATTTACAAAAAAGTCGTCTATAACTCCAAAAATTGGTGTTAGTTTTGATTTAAGATATGGGTCTAACTTAGATTTATTCTCACCACAATATTGGGTTGTCCATTCCTTATAATCGCTCATATGATTTGCCGGAAAAACACTAACAAGTAATTTAACTATGTTTTGTATTTGGTCTCTGTATTTCCAAATTATCCCTATACCACCCCTTTTATCCGTACCTCTAGTTGGGGTTTGTTTTGTTGTTCCTGAAGTTGTTTGTTCATACAGACCCAATATCCTTTTTTTCTCCTCTTCCGTTATAATAAATTTTTTCATAAATCATGTTTTGATAATAAATATAACAAAAAAGGGGATTTTGTCCCCTTTAATTTCTTTAACCCCTCAATGTCTAATTACTTTTTGTAATACTTCTCAACTGTTTTTCTAACCGCCTCTTGAATTGCACTGTTTTTTGGTGTAGTCGTAGTTGGTGGTTGTTGAACTGGTTGAGGTTGTGGTTGAGGTTGGTTATTTTTGCATCCGCATCCGCCCATAACTTTAATTTATTATTTCGAATTTATGTCCATAACAAGTTTTTCTTATCGACTTGCCATTTCCGTTACTTACTGGTATTCCTCTTAAACAATTTGATATCTTCATTCTAATATGTTTAGGATTTCCTTTTGAGAAACCATTAGATATGAGATAGTTTGCACCATCCACCAAATTATCGAAAATCAAGGTTTCTTCTGAAATTATATTAATTAAAGAATATTTTGTAAAGTTATTATTCTTTGATAAATTGTGTTTTGACAGTTTGATTTTTACTTCAGTGTTAAGAATATTTTTTCTAGAGTCACTTACTTTAGCCAAGTTATATCCAAATGACGAATCATTACTATTGAATTTTTCAATATAGAAATTCTCCCTTTCAATTAAAGTTTCTTTTTCACAATTTTCAAGTACTTCAAAAATAAAATTAGTGTCACCATTTTTATTGAATGAGTTTTGAAGATGTTCGTTATCGTGAATACCTTTATTTAACATCCAAAAATGTTTTGCTCTTCTGTTATCCAAATTAACAGAACTTCCGATATAAACTTTTTGGTCAATCTTGTTTTGTATTTTATATATTCCTATTGTTTCAGACATATAATAATCTATACTCATAAATATTTAGAATTGTGATTTATAAGTGAATTTAAATATATTTATAAATAACATTATGGAAAAAATAACATTAAAAAAACAAGATATAACAAAACTCATACAAGTTATTAAAGAACAAGAGGAAGAACAGGAACCTTCTGACGTTATTGAAGTCACACCTGATGAACTTTATAGATTATTTCCTGCTATTGATTACAATTTAAATGCACTATCAAAGTTAAGAAAATACAGAGATAAAAAAATTGTGGTTAATGGTAAATTGAATGTTAGAGGATTAAAAATCAAATCTTTAGGCCCAATAATTAGAATTAATGGAGATTTGGATATGGTTGATAGTGATATCGCTTCACTAGATGGTGTAACAGTAACTGGTAGAGTTACTGATTGGGGTAGTGAAATGGCAAAAATCAAAGAAAGAAGAAGAGTTGCCGGTTTGTTATTACAAGCCCAATCAAGAAGAGAAGATGATGAATGGTCTTTAGAAAATACGGATGAAGAAGGATTATGTGCACAAGCGGTATTTCAATACCTACAAGAAAATGAAGGAGACGAAGTTCAAACTGAACTTGAGGTCGATAGATTAAGAGAATTAAAAGAGCGTAGAGGAAACATATATTACGACCAAGAACAAGGTAATGATTCAGAAGAATTACAAGATGAGTTAGATTCTATTGATGCGGAAATTGAAGAAATTGAAGAAAAGATTGATGTTTATGCATTGATTCCAAGTAAATACGGTTTTTATGGAAAAATGCGTACATATGAAACATACCAAGGAAATTTATATGGAAATACATACGTAGTATCAACAGAAAGCGATGCCGAAGATGCCGCACTTGATTACGCTAAAGAATACATAGACGAAAACGGAACTGGTGGATTTAATCAAAATTTTTGGATAGACCATTTAGATGAGGGAGGTATTTTAGATTACTTCAGAGATTTTTATGAGGATGATGTCAGAAACAATACTGATGTATACTTCAGTGAAGATGACTTTGAATTAACATCAGAACAAGAGGAGCGTAAGGAACAACTTGAAAATTATATTGAGGAAATGGAAAGTATGTTATCGGATTTAGAAGAAGAACAAAGAAATTTGGAAGATTATGATAGTGATGAATACTATGATTTAGATGAAAAAATACAAGAGGTCCAATCAAATATTGAAACCGCACAAACTGAATTAGATGGAATTGAACCTGATACTGAACCAACTGAAGAAATGATTGATAATAAGGTAGATGATTTGTTAGATGATGTTAAATACGATTATATTGCAAAATTGGAAGAGTTCGGAATGGATGCGGAAGATTATCTTGATAAAGATGGTTTGGCTCAAGCGTGGGTAGATTCTGATGGAATAGGAATTATGAATGGATATGATGGAACCTATGAGACAACTTACGTTAATGACGAAACATATGTTGTAATGAGAACAAATTAACCTTTAATAAATCCCAATATTTTATTATAATTTATTAAAAGAAAAAATATGTCGGGAAGAAAATTAAAAAAAGGTTTTGAGTTTTTATTAAACACAGATTGGTTGTTTCAAACCCCAATTGATTTAGAACATAAACAATATGTTCTTTTAAGTTATTTTCAAAAACTTAATGAACGATTTGATAAATTTGAGGTTTACCCCTCATTTATTGAATTGTCTTTGCATTTTGCCAACGTAAGAACTATGATTGGTGAAAATAAAATGCTATCTACCGATAAGAAATTTGAATACTTTGATGATGAACTTTTGGTATCTGATTTAAAATACAATCAAGTCCCTGAATTAAACATAGATGATAATGGTCAGTACCAAGAAATCTTAAAATATGCAGCACCAAAGATTTACGATTACTTTAATATTGCAAAATCAATATGGGGATTGGTAAACGAAAGTATATCAGTTCAGTTAAGAAGAAACAAAAATGAGTTATCTAAAAAATCAGGATATTTTTATTACCACAACAAAAAAGAAAAAACTCTATATGTTTGGGAATATAAATTAAAGAAAACAAAAGGGTCAGTAGAATATAGGAATTTTTCAAACTCAATATACTCAGGTCCAAAAGACGATTTGACTTTAAATGAAATTATTAATAATTTTAGTAAATGGAATAAGCCAGATGCTAACACAAAATACCCAATCTTTGAAGTTATGGGTGGAGACGAATACCCGTTAGAACAAACACTTTTACCAATATTCAAAAGAAGAATACTAAGTTATATAAATCAATCTTTGTCACTAAAATACGATAGAGTATGAATACAGAAATTACATACGAATTAATAATGAAACTTGTCAATGATAATCCAAATGATTATACTTTGGGAAAGAAAGTAAGAGAACTAATCAATTCAATAAAATATCCCAATGATAAAGAGATTTCTAACGATAGAGGCGATAAAAATTAACCTCACACAAGGAAAATTATTAAAAGACCTATTCAAGGCAGACGCATTAATTTTTGTAGATAAATTATCAACTGAAGTCTACAAACTTTATCAAAATGGATTGTCCGAAAAACAAATTTTAAAACAAATAAAAGATTGGAATATATGAAAACATTAAGAAACAAAACAAACGGAAAACTCGAACGAGTTAAAGACAAAGAAGCCGAACCAAAGTTAAAATACGGGTGGGAATATGTATCAAAATCAGAATGGAAAAATCAATTTAAAACTCCAAAAGTTGAAAAAAATGACGACACAGATTCCAAAAAACAAAGAAAGAAAACTTCTTAACAAATTAAGGAGCCCAATTCACATCTCATTTATTGCTGAAAGCATTTTAGAATGTAACGAGTATAATGCAAAAGAAATACTCAAGGATTACATTGAAGAGGGTGTCATTGAAGAAGTAAAAGACAATAAAAATTTTTATAGAACAAAATCAAATGCCTGAATTAACAAAATTTACACCGGTTGAACCGCTCAAATCAAACAGATTCATTATCAAATTTAACAAAGAGGTAACTGTACCTGAATATCTTTTTAGAAGTTTTAAAATTTATAATGAAGGGGAGAAGTTAATCTTCAAAACAAAAATGTATCAAACCGTAAATTATTCATTTAATCCTGCGGACCTATTCAAAATTACCTCAGTTACGATTGAATATTTAGACCCAATTGGTGAAGTAGTAAATGGATTAAATTTTGATGTTCAGGGTTCAAACCTATCGTTTAAAAATGATTACTCTGATGATAGTCTATCAATGATTGATTTTCAGTTTGTAATTAATCCTGAAACAATGAAGTTAATTTATAAAAATAGTTGATGTATGGATAAAGAAATGGTTAATCACCCCAATCATTATGGCGGTGAGTCAAATCCATACGAAGCCATAAAGGTGATTGATGCTTGGTCATTGGATTTTTGTTTGGGAAATACAGTAAAATACATTTCAAGAGCAGGAAAGAAAAACACCGATAAAGAATTGGAAGATTTAAAAAAGGCGCTTTGGTACTTACAACATAAGATTGATACATTAGAAAAAAGATGATTGAAACAGGAAAAATTATAAATGGGGATTGTGTTGAGGTGATGGAAACATTACCTAAATCATCAATTGATTTAATTGTGACGAGTTGCCCATACGGTGTGGGCATCGCTTACGATGTACACGACGATGATGTTTATTTTGAAGAGTATTTAAAGTTCTCGGAGAATTGGTTAACCCAAGCATTTAGAGTATTAAAAGATGATGGTAGAATCGCGCTTAATATTCCCTATGAAATCAATCGCCAAGATAAAGGTGGGCGGATTTTCTTTGTGTCGGAGATATATCAATTAATGAAAAAAATTGGGTTTAAGTTTTTTGGTATTGTCGATTTAGAAGAAGATTCCCCACACCGAAGTAAGACAACCGCTTGGGGTTCGTGGATGAGTCCGTCGAGTCCATACATATATAACCCGAAGGAGTGTGTGATACTTGCTTACAAACACAAACACATTAAGATAGTAAAAGGTGAACCACAATGGAAAGGGGTTCCAACTCAAATAGAACAAGAGGACGGAACTTTCAAAACTAAAGTAGTTTATCAGGACGAAGATAAGAAAGAGTTTATGGAGTTGGTATTCGGACAATGGAAATACCTGAACGACTCAAGACCAATGACTAAGGCGACCTTCTCAATGGACATTCCAACAAAGGCGATTAAGATATTATCTTATAAGAATGATGTGATATTGGACCCATTTGCTGGTAGTGGTACTAGTTTGGTCGCTGCGGAAATTTTGGGACGACAATGGATTGGTATTGAACTATCACCTAACTATTGTAAAGTTGCTGAGACAAGAGTAAACTACTTTAAAACTCTTGAAGAGATAAAAGAAGACCAACTTTAAGTTGGTTTTTTTATTTTATATCATATTTATTAGATATGAAAAAAATACTTAAGGAATCAGGTATCAGAGATATTAATAAGTTAGCGGATAGATACAAAAAAGCAAAAATATATTTTCACCAAGACCTTGATGGAGTTACTACGGCTTTAGCCATGAAAAATTACTTGGAGAACCAAGGAATCCAAGTTGTTGATACAGAAGTAATACAATACGGAGATAGAGAATTTGCAGTTAAAAAAACTGAATCGGAAGGAGATGTAATGCCGGTGTTGGTTGATTTTGCACACGGTAAACCAATGTTTGTTATTCATACAGACCACCACGATACACAAGCAGGTGCTGAAGATACAAAATCAGTTAGTTTTACACCATCAAGGTCAAATGTTAAAACCATATCACAAACAGTATCACCAAAAGAAATATTCACACCAGAAGACATTGAACTAATATCAATGGTGGATTCTGCAGATTACGCCTCAAAAGACATCACAACAAAAGAAGTTATAACATATCTATTCAAGTTAGATAAAGACAAGTCATTTCAAAGAAACAAAACATTACTTGGATTAGTTACAAACAAATTATTGTTGGCGTTTAAAAACAAACCTGGTTTTTTAGAAGATATTGTTATGAATGCCCAACCATCTTTGATTTCCATACTTAATAATATTAAGGGACAAATGAGAGATAGGGGGTTTGCAAACATTGAAAATTTGGAAAAAAACAAAGAAGGTTACATACAACAAATGAAAAAAAGTCCAAATGTCACTGACTTAGGTAATATCATAGTTCAATACGGTGGAGGTTATATGGTTAAACCCGGTTCGTACGATAGATATACTCCGTTTGAAAACAATCCCGATGCTGACTTTTTGGTAATCGCATGGCCTTTGGGGTTAGTTCAAGCATCTTGTAATCCATTCAAAAAAGAAAGACAACTCAAAGGTGTTAATTTAGGTGAAGTTAAAGATGAGGTATTATCAAAGTGGGAAGGTCAGTTAAAACAAAGACAAATACCTTTATCAACAATTAAGTGGGTGTCCGAAATATCAGTAGGGGAAGGTTCTGTAGGTTTTACGTTTAAAGATTTCGTTGCGATTTACGGAAAAGATTTCAAAACTATGGATAATGGAAAAGAAATTTTGACTGAAATTGGATATTCTATGAACAAACACTTTGGTGAGTTAACAGAAGATGAAAAAGAGTTGTTGGATAATGTTACGGTAAATGCTTGGGATATAATTCAAGCAAATTCTGGTGGACATAAATGTATAACAAACATCTCGGGACTTAATTATTTGGGAAGAGGAAAAAGACCACCATATGAAAAACCAAAATACGGTGATGAGGAAAAAGAATCATACGTCAAGTTTGTAAAAATGATTCAAAGTGAGTTTGTTAATGTTTTGAAACAAAAAATTAACGGGTAACATCCATTTTAATCAAATCACCCTCTTCAATACCTAACCTTTCACAGGTTCCACCCTCAAGTTCCAAAACCAAATCTCCAAAACCTTCGTAGTTTGGACAATTTTTTTCGTAACAAGGCTCGCAGTTTGAATGAATTTTTGTAATTTCGTTTCCATCTATAAAAATTATATCAAGTGGAATCAAACAATCTCTCATCCAAAAAGAATGGTTACCAGAACCCATAAGAAATAACATTCCATCAAAACCCTTGTTGAACCTTTGTTTCATCATACCATTTTGAATGGTATCTCTTGTGGCAGCAATCTTAACTTTGAACTTCGAACTATTTATATCTATAATCATATCAATAAATATAACAAAAAAATGGAATTGAAAAGATATTCAGGTGTTTTAATCAGATGTCAAGACAAGGTATTACTTTGTAAAAGAAGTATGGATGAAGATTCAAGACCTGGTGAATGGTCAGTTCCTTGTGGTCACCAAGAAAAAAATGAAAATAAATTATCCTGTGCCGTTAGGGAACTATTTGAAGAAACCAGTATCAAACTTGAACCTGATGATTTAAAATATATCGGTGGTATCAAAACTATGGATAATAAAAATAATTTTGTGAGGGGGATTATGAGTTTATTTTTGTATGACTCAGATGAAGAAATTGTTCCTGATTTGGTGGGGGCGAAAGATGGTGAAGAACACGAAGATTATGGATATTTTGGATTGGATGATTTACCAAGTCCAATCGGAGATGGTATAACTGAGATAATTAACACAGTATTATTTAAAAAATGGACATAATAGTAGATAGACCACAGTTAGTTAGAACGGTATTATTATATCTGAATATTAATTTCGGAGATTTAACACCAAAGAAAGATAAAGACCAACCAAACTTAGTATTTTATTTAAATGATAATAATCAGGATTTAATGGAATACGATGAAAAAACTGAAGATATTTGGATTGATTATAACCAAATTTGGTCAAAAATTGAATCGTTATTTAGCCTTAACTATTTTGAAGTTCAATCAATTATGAGTATATGGTTGAAAGATACTTACAAATTGGAGGGAGTAAAATGTGAGGCTCAATGGGGGTAGTATTTTGCGTGAGATTAACATTAAAATTTAACATAATATGAACATAATAATAGATAGACCACAATTAGTTAATGTTGTTAAATTATATCTAACAAACACATTCGGAAATTTAACAACAAAAACCACTTTCAGATACCCTAAATCTGTTTTTTATTTAAGTTCTGACAATAAGATTATTATGGAACACGATAAAAAAAATAAAGAGATTTGGTTTGACTATGATAACATTTGGTCAAAATTGGAATCTTTTTTTTATCTTAATAATGATGATATTCAGTTAATTATGAAAGATTGGTTGGAGGAACATTACAATTTGAATAAAGTCACACTGCACGTTGCAGAAACTCTTGAACATCTTTTGTTGGAGGAACATTACAAATTTAACATAAAATGAACATAATAGTAAATCAACCAAAATTAGTTAATGTTGTTAAATTATATCTAAGAAAATCATTCGGAAATTTAACACCAAAAACCGACCCCAAATCTCCCAATTCAATTTTTTATGTAAATTCTGATAATAAGATTTTTATGGAATACGATGAAAAAAAAGAATATGTTTGGATTGATAATTACCTAATTTGGTCAAAATTGGAATCGTTATTTTATATTGATTATGAAGATATTCAGTTAATTATGAAGGACTGGTTAGAGGAACATTACAATTTGAGCGGAATTACACCTCATTCAAGAATACAGCGAAAATGGTTTCGTTAGAGGAGCATTACAATTTGAGCGGAATTACACCCCTCGCCTTTAACGGTTCGGCTTGGTGGAGTTTTAGGGGCATTACAATTTAAATAAAATAAAAAAATGAAAAAATTAAGATGAAATATTCACTTTTTCAAAATATGTTATATTTATCTTATCATAATATCAGCCAACAAACCCCCTATATTTAGTTGGTTTATACGTTAAACCCCACCTTCAGATTAGTTTTTGTTAGGTGGGGTTTTTTATTTCAAATGTTTTTTGTAACTTTGGGGGATGAAACAGACCATAAATATTATTAACAAGAAGGCAAAATTTGACTATTACTTTCTTCGTCAGGAGCAGGCAGGTATTCAATTGGTTGGGTCCGAAGTAAAGGCGGTCAGAGCGGGTCAGGTATCACTCGTTGATAGTTACTGTATGTTTCAAGGAGATGAACTGTTCGTCGTTGGTATGAATATACCGGGTAACAATACCGCATACTCACACGAACCTTTAAGACATCGTAAGTTGTTACTCAAACGAAAAGAGTTGGATAAGTTAAAGAAAGAACTCATTAAGGGTGTAACAATCATACCAACAAGATTGTATTTAAATGAGAGAGGGTTTTTTAAGGTTGAGGTTTCGGTATGTAAAGGTAAGAAAGAATACGATAAACGCAACACAATCAAGGAGAGAGATGTTTCACGACAATTAAATTTGGTGGATTGAAAACGTTTATATATCTTTGTAAAACCAAAAACATAAATCATGAAAGAAACACTTAAAGCAGCTATGATTATTCTTCAAAATTCTACATACGGTACTATGGGTAAAGGCTGTGATGAAGAACTTAAACAAGAAACACTTGAAGAAGCGGCTAAAAGAACTTACCAAAAAGGATTACAAGATGATATAGATTTATCTTTTTATGATGGAGTTAGGTTAGGTTCTAAATGGCAATCTGAAAGAATGTATAGTGAAGAAGAACAATTAAACTTATTAAATAAGTATAACGAGTATCTATTTACTTTCATCGATAAAGATGTAGTTGGTATTGGGGTTGAAGAAGAAGATGTTATAAAATGGTTTGAACAATTTAAAAAGAAGTAAACATGAGAAAAGGAATTGATGATATCTTTTTTGTTGTCGGAGCAGTATTCTGTGTGACAGTGATAATTCTAAAAGTAGTTGTAACAATCTCTAATGTATTTCTATTATGACAACAGGACAAGCAATCTATTTTATCTGTATGACAGGGATTTGTCTATACTTAATTTATTGTATGATTTTTAAAGACGGTAAACTCGGAAAATAATGAAAACATTCTCAATCAAAATACAACACGAAACATTCGGAACACTCATAAACGAGAATATTGCAGATGCGATACAGTTCAAACTTTTCCTAAAGGCAATCCATGCGTCATTGGAACTAAAAGACGACCTATCATTTTTTAACGGAGAGGATTTTCTATTCCATATACCCTTTAAATTTTTGAAAGAGTCCCTTATAATTACATCCGTTAATGAGGTAGAACTCGCCCAACGCATGAAAAGCAAAGTTGAGGCATTAGTGACAAAAGAAACGCGATGAACAAAAAAGTATCTTTGGTAATAATCCCAAAGCCAAAAGAAGAGATTACACAAGGTAAAACAATTATGGGTAAAGATGGTAAGATGACCATTGCTACTTATGACCATACAGTAAAGGAAGAACTAAAATCTGGTTTCACTCCTGTTGAGTATTATTTTGTGGATGACCAACCAATTTTACCAAACAACTACTACATCTCCTATGAGAATGGTCCCACATTAAAAATGCACACCGAAATAGACCACGTACTGAGTAAAGGTCAATTCAAAAAAGGTGAACGTAGGGTGCATCTCACAGAAAAAGATGCGTTTTGGTTTTATAACCCTGATACTAAAGAACATTTTGATTTCGCCCCTTGGCATTTGAATGAAATTGTTGATAAAGGATTTACTTGTTTTGTCAAAGAAAAAGATAATGAATGTAATGGAGAGACATGTTTAAATTGTAACTGTCACGAATTCAAAGATGAAAACTTTATTCCTGAAAAATATAAAGATAAGTTTGTGGTTGTCGTTTAAAGTTCATACATTTGTAGAACCAAAAACGATAAACTATGATAACTGTTGAAAAAGACACCCAAATCACAATTGTTTGTACCTTCGAAGGTCAAAACGACAACGAGTTTTTTGATTTTGATGTGAGTAAAAAAGGAGACGTATTAAGGTCGGAGAATTTATATAATGAACTTTCTTTTGAATCTAAAGTATTGTCTGTAAATTATTTCATCGGTGAAACATTCGTAAAAGGATATTCTAAAATTTTAAATTGTAATTAATATGGAAACACCAATTCAGAAGGCGATAAAAATTTGTGATGAACTTCTAATAGAACTAGAAGTTATGTCAAGAACCAATTATGACGGTGCTCAGTCACGTATTGAAATGGTTCAAACCATATCAAGTAAAATCCGCTCACTTGTTGATGACGAGAAGGAGATGATTAATCAGATTTATTCAAATTGCGAAAAAATTAAAGTTCAGTAATGGTGAAAAAGTTTATTGTCATTTTGTCAGTTGTTTTGGGTTCTATGACATCTTGTCAGAAGGAAGAACCTATAGAGCCTCCTACATATAATCAAATAGACCAACCGCCAACTAACGACATTCCTAAATTTGCTGGCTCCACTTGGGTAATTTATAAGTTTCAAACTCTTCATTTGCTTACACAACCTGAAATCGTTTCTGATACCTTGAGGTTTGTTAACAACACTGAGTTAACTTATAATAATATTGCGTGTGAATACGCTTTTTACCCAAGTGGATATCTGTGGTATTTTGAACTTAAACAAACTCCGAGATTTGTTGGTAGTATAAATGCGTTTTTAAGTGAAGGACCAATCAATTACGGTGAGATTTTACAACAAGAATTTACTAACGTATATATTAGAAATCAAAAATGGTCAGTTTGGATGAAAAAAATAAATTGACCCTATTGACCTTTTAAACCACAATTATTATACTTTCAAAACAAGTTCGTCAAATAAAAAAATTGTACTAATATGGCAAAGTTCCGAAACACAGCAGTCGCAGAGAAATTAGAAAACATCGCACCAAAAGAAAACTTGGTTGCATCAAACTCAGTTCCAAAACCTGATACTACAAATCTACAAGGATTTGAGGCTTACTCTATTGAAAATTGGTTACGACTGATTTCAATATTGAACACCTCAAAACTTGAGAATCAATATTACCGTAGTGAGTCAGAAACTATGAAAGAGTTAAAATCTCTTGTAGATGTCTGTGGTAAAGAGGACCCATACTTCGTGGCTCAGTGTATCGTGTATTCTCGTTGTATCGGTGAGGGTATGAGAAGTATCAATCATTTGGGAGCAGTATATCTTGCACCATATATGAGTGGTAAAGATTGGTCTAAACGTTTCTTCTCAGGTTGGGATAAGAAAGCCCAAAAAGGTGGAACAGTGTTCCGTCCTGATGATATGAGTGAAATGGTTAGTTGTTTTACCACAATTAATGGTAAGTCAATTACGAACTCTATGAAAAAAGGGTTTGCGTCAACTTTGGAGAAACTCGACACTTATTCACTTCTAAAGTATAAGAGTTCAATTTTGGACCTCTTCAACTTGGTACGTCCAAAACAAGATAATTCAAGTGCTATCGTTGAGTTTGAAGGTAAAATGGTTCCAACATTTGAAGCCATCGTTAAAGGGTATAAGGTATCTGCTGACACTTGGGAAGTAGCACAATCAGACGCAGGTCAAGTTGTGGCTCAAGCGGTTAGAGAAGGTAAAATCTCCACTGAAGAGGCGAAACAAGTTCTTACTGAGGCAAAGGCGGAGAATTGGAAAGGACTTCTTACCGAAAACAAACTTGGTATATTGGCAGCGGTTCGTAACATTCGTAACATTATGTTGAACAAACCTGACAGTGATACTATCGACAAGTTGTGTTCTCTTTTGAGTGACGAAGTTGTAATCCGAAACGGAAAGGTAATGCCGTACCAATTAGATATGGCAAACGAAGTTCTAATCGCGGAATTTAACGATTCAAACTCTCGTAAAATATCAAAGGCGTTACTTGATGGATATGAGAAATCTATTCCAAACCTCGCTGAGTTGTTAACAGGTAACAATCTTGTTATGATTGACATGTCAGGTTCTATGGGTACGAAAGTCACCGACCCTAAAAGAAAGACAAACTTTCAATCTACCTGTATGACAAAGGCAAGTCTTATCGGTATGACTATCGCAAAGGCAGTAAACGCTGATGTAATCCGTTTTGGTTCAGATGCTGAGTATGTAAACTACAATCCAAACTCAGATGTGTTTACACTATCTAAATCAATCTTGAAGTCTATGGGTGGAACATCCCTACACCAAGCATGGGCTGAGGCACAATCATCAGGTCGTAAGTATGATAGAGTATTTATTCTGTCAGATAACGAATGTAATGTAGGTTCTACTTATGATGGTTACCGCAAATATGTTGAAAATGTAGGAAACCCGTACGTATATTCAATTGACATGGCGTCTTATGGAACTACGGCAATTGCGGGTCCTAAAGTGAAGTACTACTACGGATATGGTTTTGCAATGTTTGACGATATCGCGAAATCAGAGTTCAACCCGATGCACCACATCGAAAAAATCCGCAAAGTAGAAATCTAATGGGGATTAGTTATGGGGTGAGTGGTTGGTTCACCCCATTTTTTAAAAAAAGAATCAACTCACTTGACTAGTGAAAAAAGTTTTACTAATATTGTAATATAGTTCTTTAAAAAATTGACGTAGTAAGATTAGGGTTACTTCAATATATCGGTTCGAATCCGATATTTACCTCTCGGGGTAAATTAGACAAACGGTTAAGTCGGAATTCTCATAAATTCAAAACAACACCCCTGTTCATCATTCTCGTCACCTTATACTTTAAGGTAGTAAGTTAAGTGTTACTTCGAAATAATCTGAAATGTTCACCAATGACACTTACAATATTCTCCTTAAATCATACTTTTCAGATAGTAATTCAAGAGTTACTTCTACTAATTAAATCAAAGCCCTATATGGGCACTTTACAACGACAGAGAGACAATCTTCGGGTTAGTTTCTCACCTAAACACACTCTTGGAAGAATTCTTCTGAATTTATTTAAAAAGGAGGCCATCGGGTCTCCTTTTTTTATTTTATCCACTATTTATCAAAAAAGGACATACTATGAGTAATATAATGATTTCTGAAGAGCAACTTGCTAGATTGGTAAATAAAATGAAACCAATTAATGAAAATAGAGAAGGTAGTTATATGGCAAAGCAGCAACTGTTTACCATCGCAACAATGGCTCAAAAAATGTGGGAAGCCTTGGAAGAGGGGGAACAATTAGATGATTGGATGGAATCAAAAATTGCACAAGCGGACCAAAGTGTCACTTCAGTTGTTAAGGCTTATTTCTACGATGAAATAACCGACGACCAAAAAGGTATGGGAATGTTGAATTACGACAATTTAGTTATAGGAAAATAAAAACTATGTGTTATGAAACCTCTACAAAAATATTTTAGTTTGTTGGGGACACTTCTTGGACTCTTTTTACCGTTATTTTTAGGATTTATTGCAGGTTTTGATAAACCCTCATTTTCAAGTTACTATTTTTCAGAAGCCAAACTATTTTTTATTATTAGTTTGACCATAATATCAATAAGTTTTGTTACATTATCCAAAACTTGGTTTATACCTTGCATTTCACTTCTCATATTAACATACTTTAATTGTCACGACTTTAGTGTGATACACCAGTTCGCGGCTCATTTATTTTTTGCTAGTTCAATTTATCTAATACTCAAAGATAAGAGATTTAAAAGTATAGGTATTTTAATATTACTCGCAACCCCGATTGTATTTTTCTCAATTTACTATTTTGAACTAATCTCAGTTTTACTTATTTCAATTTTTCACTTATTTTATATACGACTAATTTTAAAAACAAAATGACAATGAGATTACTTCTACTTTTACTTTTAATTCCTACATTCATTTACTCACAGACAATTGTTGAGGTAGGGTATAAACTTAGATTAACTAAAAACAACATTTGGAGTTATGAAACCATAGTTGCTTTCGATAGTATAGCAACTGATGGTCCTGATAATTGTTGTGATGCTCCAACTTTTGGAGGTCCCAATCAAGTTTTTGGTTTACACACCAAAATTAATAACAATTACTACCTATTCAACTTTCTATCAAAATTAACATATGAAAGGTCAGTCCCTTTATACACATTTGCCAATCCTGACACAGGTGAGTTTACTTTAGATGTTGTGGATACTTTTGGTTATGAGACAACAATTTTAAGTGTGTCCGATTCTTTATTTCCCGACCAAAGATTTAATTTTCCGTACACCACAGTTGGACCAATAACAGGACAAAGGTTTACATTACATACAACGGCACCTGTTAAAATTAATGTTACTAATGGTTGTGAAAGTGATAGCGGTGGTACCGTTTTGATTCATAACCCAAATCAAATGTGGACAAATGAATTAATTATAAATGGGGAGATAATCGATTATGATATAGATTCAATCATCAGTAATCTATCAAGTGGAACTTATCAATACAAGTGGTATAACCAAACAGGTAACCAAGTAATTAATTTTCAAGTGAATAACAATCAATTCGACTTTGATTTGATATTACCATTTAACTATTTATGGATTCAAGACCCTGGTATTATTCCTGAAGTATTAATAACCGGTGATTATGACCAAATCATATGGAACTTCGGAGATGGAAGCGAATTGATTTATGACGACTTAAATCCGGTGTATTATTATTCTGAAGTTGGACAATATATATTAAGTGTAACAGTAACGTCAGGAGAATGCTCAAAAACGGTTCAAGAAGTTATCACAATTGATAATGTTTTTGGATTTCCTAACATAAAATTAAAAAACAATGACTATCTATTTTATTATGGATTGGATGGTCGATTACATAGAAAATGAAACCAACAGGACTATTTCTAATTTGGATGACACTAACCATATTACTCACATTTAGTATTGTGGGAATAATATTGTTTGTTCCAAATGGAGCATCACAATCTACTTGGATGCAAATAGGATTAAGATTATTAGATAAAATTGAATAAGATGAACGGATTATCATTATTTATAGAAAAAGGATTCAAAATCGAAAAACAGTCCAAATTGATTAATGGACAAAAAAAAATTAATTACTTGATAGATTCACCAGAATTTGGTAAATTTGAAGTTGATTCTCTACACGAACTAACGAGAGAGAAATACGAAACTTTGAAGCACCAAATAACTAGGTAATATGTCACAACAAGATTTTGAAACTCATTTAAGACCCGCATACGAAAATTATCTGAAAAAACATAAGTCAGAACCTTTTGTTTCTTTGGATGAGTGCGATTTGACATTCGAAGAATTTTTAATTAGAATTAAGAAAGTATACTCTTTTCCAAGAATGTGGGGAATTGATACAGAATTCGTATCTTTGTCCGATGAAGAACGATATAAGGTTTTTTTCTCAAACAATTATGAAACAGGTATGGAGTACAATCCTGAAATGAAACCTGATTATGACAATGAATATTGGGAACCAACTCCAACAAGAAAGATTAAGGTAACTTACAACAACAAGACATTTGAATTTTACGAACCTTTAAATAAACAATAAAGTGGGAAAGATAATATTAGAATTTGATTCAGTTGAAGAATCACAAGAGGCATCAACCGCCTTAGATGGTTGGAAATGGAAAATGGCAATGTGGGACTTAGACCAAAAACTACGTACCATAACCAAATACGCAGTGAGTTTATCCAATCAAGGTCAAGAAGCGACAAGTGAAGAGATAGATTTTGCTGAGAAAATCCGTGAAGAATTACGAGACATACTAAATACACACAATTTAAATTTAATAGATTAATTATGAAAAAAACAACCAATTACTTGATAAGTTATCACGCAGTCATTCTTGCCTTTATATCCTTTTTATTCTCAGTCACATTATGGTTTACCGGACATGAACTTGAAGGAATTTTTGTTGGGATTTGGGTACCATCAATTTTATCACTATCTTTGGTCTTGAAACAAGCAAGACAAAATTTCTCACAGTTTAAAAACAAATCATAATGAAAATAATAATGTTCAGTGTTGGATTTTTAATATTCATTTTTTATATCATAGGATATATGATGATGATTAATAAGCAACATAAAATACAATCACGTAAAGATTACACTAATTACGGAATGGATAAATTGGATGACTTCACTAAGATAGATGTCTGATATAACTAAATTATTACAGGGTATTATAGTTGGTGTATTAGCACAGGCTTTAACATTCTTCCAATTACAAGGACAATTGAAATATACTTTTCTAAAAGACCATTATTGGATTACTGTATTAATTGGAATACCAATATCAATGTGTTTTATGTTTTCGGTAAAAAACCTTGTATTAAGTTTTGATGGTCAATTATGGCCATCAAGATTAATTGGATTTAGCATCGGGGCAATTGTTTTTAGTTTATTAAGTTATTTTATGTTCAATGAACCAATAAACTTAAAAACAGGAATTTGTTTAGGGTTAGCATTCCTAATACTCATAATACAACTTTTTTGGAAATAAAGATATGGACACAATAGAAGATGATGAGTTATGGGATTACTATAGCGGTTTACCAAATCCAATGTGGTATCAACATACCAAAGAAATAGAAGACGAAATTACTCATACGGTTTTAAACCCGGTAGAGAATGAATTACCTGATGTAAAATCAATAAATAAAGATTAATTATGAAATACAGTATCTATTTAGATGACCTTAGAACACCAAAACCTGAAACAGGTGATTGGGTTGTTGTAAGAAACTACGATGAGTTCGTAGAGAAGATTACCGAAATCGGATTGGAAAACATTGAATTGATTTCCTTAGACCACGATTTAGGTGACTCAGCAATGAAGGAGTGGCACACAAATGTCTATCACAACTATACTTTAAACTACGAAAACATCACCGAAAAAACGGGTATGGACTGTACCAAGTGGTTAGTTGAAAAATGGTTAGATGGGTCACCTGTTTGTAAGGTAATGGTTCATTCGGCAAATGCCGTGGGGTCCGCCAATATGCAGGGCTACATTAACAATTATAAACACATTCACAGATTACCACAAGATTGCGTTAGATGGATTGTACCTCACACAATTGAAACAATAATTGATTGATATGAAAAAAGAAATTAAAAAAGGAAATCTGAATTATGACCAATCAGGTAGAGCATATCCCGACAATCCACACATAAAAGAAAATTGGGATTGTATTTGGGAAAAGGATGGTAAAAACTATAAGTTAGTTGGTGATGACGAACATAAGGAGTGGGAAGAAGTTAGACCATCCAACGAAACACTATACTCAGAAATTGAACATCTTATTATCCGATGGACTATTGACGGAACTAAAACTGCGGGTTCTCTTACTAGAGATATAATGAAATTAATAAAAAGTTATGAATAAGGATGAAAATTAATATAGATGGAAATGTTCTACTCCGAAATATGATGTTTTGGAGTGAAAAAACTGATGATGACTGTATTGAAATGGCAACTACCGATGGAAAGTTAGATGCTGAGCAAGCACTTATCAATATGATAGAGCGAGATTTTGCCGTAGATTTTAATAAGGAAGTTATTAAAGGATTAAAAAACTTAGGAACAGATGAATAAAGAACAACTAATTGGGGAAAAATTTAATTTAGATTTAGGGTCATCGGCATCTGTATCAGTGATTGTTAAAGATGTAACAAAAGATAAGGTGATTGTTGAATATCTAAAATCCACACCTGGCAGGATAGAAGAATTCACTATATCAGATTTTGAATATTTTGCAATGATTAAATTAGAAAGTTATGAGTAAAGAACAACAAGAATTATTGGATGATGCTTATGAGAACTATTGGAATAGCCACCCAGATGCAGATAAAATATTTCAATATGAAGGAAGTACTTTCGTAACAAGAAGAATGACTGAGGACGAGTTTGTTGATATGGTTAAAACTGATGATGAGTTCTCTGAAAAGTGGGGATTAAAGATTGAGGAACGAGAGTTGAATGATGATGAATTAAATATAGCCAATCTATTCAAACAAACATCAAACAAACTAATCACAATAACTTACAACAATAAAAAAATAGAAAGTTATGAATAAAGAACAACAAGAATTATTGGATGAGGCTTATGAGAATTATTGTAAGTCATTTGAGAACCAAACACTAATTGAACAATATTCTTTTGATACCGACCCAATGATTCAATTAATGTTTCTCAACAAATGTAAAACCGATACAGAGTTCTCTGAAAGGTGGGGATTAAAGATTGAGGAACGAGAGTTAAGTGACGAGGAGAGTATTTTTCATTATGAAAAAGAATTATATTCACCGTTAAGAATTATTGACCCAAAGATTCCTGTTATGCCAAACAAACTAATCACAATAACATACAACGATACTAAATTAGAAAGTTATGAATAAAGAAGAAATAATCAAAGAAGTAATTTCAATATTAGATACATCTGATTATGTAGACCCAGCAGAGCATTTATATGATGGACTAAAACAAATTAAGAGAGAAATAACATATTCCACTGTACATGATTTTCTTTGGGCGTTAGAATCTTCAACGGTAATTGATGTTGATGGAAAAGTGGCTGAGTGTGCTAAGAAAATAAAACCGTTGTTAGCCGATATGACTATTGATGAAGCGTATGAGAATTACTTACAGCACTATTATGATGAATATAACGAAGAACAAAAGAAAATCCAAAAAAATCCTTTATATTGGATGGAGATGGAATATACAAATATCAGACCATATCCAAAAGGAGAATTCATCAACAAATGTAAAACCGATACAGAGTTCTCTGAAAAGTGGGAATTAAAGATTGAAGAACGAGAGTTGACGTGGGATGAAAGTAACGAATATTATAATAATCATCAATCACTTAAAGTTCCTTATTTAGGATTAAAAGTACCAACCCGACTAATCACAATCACATACAACGATAAAACAATAGAAAGTTATGAGTAAAGAAAAAATTATTTTAATTCATTATATCAATGTAGGTAATATTGATGGTAATAATGTGTCAGAAATGATGGAAAATGTTGTTAACAAATTCTCTCCAAAGGAAGAAGATAATATAATTTCATATTGGATACCAGTTAGAGAAGGTGAAACAAGAGTAGAATGTATAAATCCTAAACTTGTATCACAAGAAGATTTCACGGAAGCGAAACGAGTATTAGATAGAAATCAGGAAATTGTAAATGATATTATTAATTGGAAAAACAAAACAATAGAAAAATATGAATCTGGCAGATAAATACTATATTCAAAACATACAAAAAATTATGAGTGAGGGCTCTTGGGATGAAAAACCCAGACCCAAATATCCTGATGGAGAACCCGCATATTCAAAATTCATAACAGGGGTGTTTGAAGAATACGATATATCAAAAGGAGAGTTTCCCATCCCAACTATAAGAAATACCGCAATTAAGACAGGAATAAGAGAAATATTTTGGATATATCAAGAACAATCTTCATCACTTGATGTTGCCCACAAAATGGGAATTAATTGGTGGGATGAATGGGACATTGGTGATGGTACAATCGGTCAAAGATATGGAAGAACGATTGCCAAATACCAATTGATGGATAAGTTATTGAGTGGTTTATTGAAAGACCCATTTAGTCGTAGACACATAATCAATATGTACCAGTATTCGGATTTGGAGGAAACAGAAGGATTACATCCTTGTGCTTATGAAGTTTTGTTTTCGGTAAGAAAGGGTGACGACGGATTAATTCTTGATATGACATTGATTCAACGAAGTAACGATTACATTGTCGCAGGTTATATTAACAAGATACAATATGTTGCCATTCTAATGATGGTTGCCGAACATTGTAACTATAAAGTCGGTAAGTTTTGTCATTTAGTTCAGAATCTACACATCTACGACAGACATTTTGATGCGGTTTCCGAGTTATTAAATAAAGAACCATTGGATATCCAACCAAAATTAATACTGAAAGAAAATAAGAATTTTTACCATTATACAATAGATGATTTTGAAATTGTCGGAACGGAAGGTATTACTAAATTAAATTCAAAATTAGAGTTGGCAATATAAGTTATGGAAAGACAAATAGATTTCAAAAAAGTCATAACAGACATTTCTGTAAAACTACCTACAATACCATACGATAATGGTGACATATCAGATATTGGAAATGAAATAGGACTTGCAGTTGGGTATCATATTGAAAATATGACTCAAGAAGAAATTAATGATTTAATCTCAGGAATAAGACACGGTATAAGTTTAACAAACGGAACACATTAAATTATGAAAACAGAAGAAGAAATATTAAAAAAGTATGATGAGATGTTAAAACATACTGAACACGTAATGCGTAATATAGAAAATGAGTCAGAATTAACAAATCACCAAATTGAAGTAATGATTTGTGAGCAAAACGCTCAACATCAGATGAACGCTTTAATGCGTTGGGTATTGAATATTAAACAATAATGTAATATATTTGTTTTATGGCAAAATTAGAAACACAATACGAAAACTACTTGAAAGAAGTTCCAACCTCAAATCATACATTTGATGAATGGTTAACAGAAGTTTGGGAACCTGATATGGAAGAATTATTGGATTGGGATGTAACTTTACAAGACGGATTAGATGATATTGAATAATGAGTATAACAAAAATAAACCTAGATAAAGAAAACCGAATGTTACGGATTGGTTTTGGAAAACACTATGGAACTTGGTTTTTCAGAATTGAC